TGCTGCTGGAATGTTGAGATACAACTCAACCACAGGTGAGTTTGAAGGTTATACAAATGCTTGGGGTGCTATCGGTGGTGGTAGCGGTTCATTTAGCACAAATATTCTTGCAGGTAATGGCTCTACTACAGCTTTTACATTATCAGCAGCACCAAGCTCAGAAAACAATTTGATGGTGTTTATTGATGGTGTCTTTCAAGCACAAAATGTTTATTCAGTATCTGGCACTACTTTAACTTTTGCTACCGCACCTGCTAATGGCAGAGTAATTACTGTTTATAACGCTGAAGAAGTGTCTATTGGTACACCTTCAGACAGCACAGTAACTTCTGCTAAGTTAAGTGGCGCATTGACTACACCATCTGATCTAATTGTAGGCGGTACTTTTACTTCTCAAGGTATAGACGATAATGCTGATGCAACTGCTATAACTATTGATAGTAGTGAGAATGTTGGAATTGGAACTACAAGTCCTGCTAGGTCACCTTTACATCTAGCAACAAGTGGTACTGATTATTGTCAAATTCACATGACAAATGGAACTTCTGGTAGTACATCAGGAGATGGTTTAACTTTATTTACTAATTCTACTGATGCAGGTTTGATGCAAAGAGAAAATTCTTATTTACTTTTTGGTACTAATGATACAGAAAGAATGCGTATTGATGGTTCAGGTAATGTTGGTATTGGTTTAACAAATCCTTCTGCTTATGGAAAACTTGCAGTTACAGGAACAGCTACACAATTAGCACTTAACGCTTCATCTGGAAAAAGTAGAATTGGTTTTTTTGAAGCAGGTACAGGTCGTTTTTATATTGACACGCTAAATGGTGCTGACGGCTTAGCATTTGTTGATGCAGACGGCTCAACAGAAAGAATGAGAATTGCTTCTGGAGGTGGTGTTGCTATTGGAACAACGACACCAGATGGAGTAAGTAATTTAACAGTTAAATCACAAAATTCTACTGCTGGTCAGGAATTTGTGTCTTTACATCATCAAGCTTCTAGTGGCACGATTTATTTTATGTCTTTTATGACAGGTAGTGGAAGTGATGTAGGTTATATAACTTTCACAGGCACTACAGGTGCTTTTACTGCTGCCTCTGATATTTCTTTAAAAGAAAATATAAGAGATTTACCAGAAGGTTTAGATGTAATTACACAATTAAAACCAAGATTATTTGATTGGAAAGAAGAAGGTAAAGGTAGTGACCAAGTAGGTTTTATAGCTCAAGAAGTAGAAGAAATTAAACCAGAATGGATACATCAAAAAGAAGATATAAAGCTACTTTCTAGTAACTTGCCAGATTCAATACCTTACTTAATAAAAGCAATCCAAGAACAACAAGCTATAATAGATAATCTAAAAGCTAGAATAGAGGTCTTAGAAGCATGACAACTAAAATACCAGTAGAACTGTCAAGTACGCCAAGCATTGTAGACGGTGGAAATGCTACTGCTATTACGATTGATAGTAGTGAAAAGGTTGGAATTGGAGAAACATCTCCACTAGGAAAATTGCACGTTAAAACTGCTGATAGCGGAGCAAGTGCCGATAGTGGAGCAGATGAATTAGTTTTAGAAAACTCTGGTGATACAGGAATGACAATTATGTCTGGCACATCAAACTCTGGAAGTATTAGGTTTGGAGATAGTGCTGATAATGATAACGGAATTATTATTTACAATCATGGTTCTTCTCCTTACATGAGATTTTTTGTTGATGCTGCAGAAAGAATGAGAATTGCTTCTGATGGTAAAGTTGGTATTGGTACTACAAGTCCTGGAACTATCTTGCATACAAGAACATCAGATGCTACTTCCAATAATAATGCAGGTGGTGGTTTTTACCATATAAGTTCTTCAACAGCAGGAACTAGAAGAGCTACTCTTTTTTTAGATGCAGATAATGGTAATTTCAGCACAAGTTCTGATGGTGCTTATGCTTACATAGAAAAACGTGGTGATGGTGGTATTTTAAACATTATAAATCAAGATGCTGCTGATACAGCTTTTCAACAAGGCGGATCAGAAAAAATGAGAATTACTTCTGGTGGTGAAGTTCTAATAGGTACAACTGGTTCTGGTGCTGCAGGCGCTCTTTATATCAATACAAGTGCTTCTAATTCTTCTGTAGGTGCTGTTAGACTGCAAACTTCAGATTATCAAGGTTCAAGTGATTTATCTACTACTGCTATATCTGTAGTTAAAAGTTCTAATAATACAACGACATCACAAACATTTATTAGATTTGGCATTAATAGTTTTTCAGCAGGTTCTGGACAAATAAATGCAAACGGTGCAAGTCAATGTGCCTTTGGTACTTTTTCTGACAGAACTTTAAAAGAAAATATTACAGATTTACCTACACAACTAGATAAAATTAAAACTCTAAGACCTGTTGAATTTGATTACATAGAATCACAAGGTGGTGGACATCAACTTGGTTTTATTGCTCAAGAAGTAGAAGAAATTTATCCTGACATGGTAGGTGAAACAGAAGGTAAAAAAACTCTAGCAGGTTTAGGTAAATGGGAAGCAAGACTTATAAAAGCAATCCAAGAACAACAAGCTATAATAGAAGATTTACAAACACAAATTAACGAGGTAAAAAATGGCAATTAACTATACATGGAATGTCAAAACTGTAGATGTTAAAGAAATAGATGGCAACGCTGATACTGTCTTTAATGTTCACTGGCGATTGAACGCTGAAGATGATGCTAATACTGTCAAAGATTTTTTAGGTAATGATGTACCTGTTTCTACGTCAGTATATGGTACACAGTCTTTAGATACTTCTGATTTATCAGACTTTACTGCTTTTGCAGATTTAACTGCAAGTGACGTACAAGGTTGGGTTGAAGCAGCTATGGGCGAAGAAGCAGTTACCAATATGAAAGCTGGTCTAGATGCTCAGATTGATGAGTTACTAAATCCTGTAGTGCAAACAAAAACAATCGGTGGTTAAAATAATATATAATTTCTAATTATGGCAGATACAAATACAACCAATTTATTATTAGTTAAACCAGAAGTAGGCGCAAGTACGAATACTTGGGGTGGCAAGATCAATACAAATCTTGATGCTGTCGATGGTATTTTTAATGGTGCTGGTAATGGTACGTCAGTAGGCCTGAACGTAGGATCTGGTAAAACTCTTACAGTTGGTGGCACATTAGATGTAAATGGCACGATTGATTGTGAAGGCGGAGCGATTGATAACACTACGATTGGTGCAAGCACGGCTTCTACAGGAGCTTTTACTACACTTAGTTCTTCTAGCACAGCAACATTAGCTAGTATTACTTGTGCTGGAACTTCTACTCTAACAACAGTAGATATTAATGGCGGTGCAATAGACGGCACAGCGATTGGCGCAAATTCTGCTAGTACAGTTGCAGCAACTACTGTAACTGCTTCATCACATATCAATACCACAGGCGGACAATTTCAGGTTAATGGTACAAATATTTTTGATTTAATATATCCAGTAGGATCAATTTATATAAATGCTAATACCTCTGCAAATCCAGCAACTTATTTAGGAATAGGAACATGGGTAAGGTATGGAGAAGGTAGAGTAATAGTAGGGCAAGATTCTGGAGACTCTCAATTTGATGTATTGAATGAAGAAGGCGGTTTTAAAACCCATACTTTAAGTGTTAGTGAATTACCAGCACACACACACACTATTAACTTTACTGCTCAAGGTGATGCTTTTGGTGGAACGCCTGCTATGAGTGTTCAGTCTGGTGGTCTTACCAAAACAACAAGCTCAACAGGTAGCGGTTCAGCTCATAACAATTTACAACCTTATATTGTTGCTTATGTTTGGAAAAGATCAGCTTAATTTTAGGTAAAGCCATGCCTTTGGTACAAATAACACCCCCAGCAGGAATAATAAAAAATGGTACAGACTATGCCAACAAAGGTCGTTTTGTTGATGGCGACTTAGTACGCTTTGAAAATGGTTATCTAAAACCTTTAGGTGGTTGGACATTTTTTAGATCTAATCCAGTTGGTACATTTTTTAGTGGCACAGTAACAACTGCTTCATCAAGTGCCAACATAACTGTTACTACAACAGTTACACACAGTTTATTAGTTGGCGATACGATTGTCTTAGAAGATTTTGCAGCTACAGGCGGTATTACTGCTAATCAAATCAACACTACTTTTACAGTAGCAACTGTGCCTTCAACCACGACATTTACTGTCGCTACAACTGGTACTGGTACATCTGCTGCAACCTCATCTGCATCAAGAGTTATTCAACCAGCAGTTCCAATAGGTATGTATTCTTATAAAACCAATAGTGGTGAAGAAGTCTTAGCTATTGGTACTAGAGCTGGAATAAATGTTTTATATAATAATGTTTGGTATGACATTACGCCTGCTGGTTTTGTTGGTGATGATGTTATTACTTCAACTGGTTATGGTGCTTTTCATTATGGCGTAGAAGATTGGGGAGATGCTAGAAGCACTTCTGGAATAAACTTTGATACCAAAAGTTTTTCGTTTGCTAACTGGGGTGAACACTTAATATTTTGTTTTGCAGGCGATGGCAAGATATATCAATGGCGACCTGATGCTGGTAGTGGCAGTCCAGATACGATAGCTACCGCAGTAACTAATGCACCAACTGGGTGTAAAGCAGTTATTGTGAGTAATGAAAGACATTTAATAGCTATAGGTTCTGGTGGTGATCCTCGAAAGATAGCCTGGTCTGATAGAGAAGATAATACTACTTGGACATCTTCTGCTAGAAATACTGCTGGTGATTTACAAATAGCTACAGGCGGTCAAGCAAATTACGCAGTCAAGTTTGGTAACGATATTATTATTTTTACCGATGTTGGTATAAACAAGCTGTACTACACAGGTAGTCCGTTTGTTTATGGCATACAAGATGCTGGGGTAAATTGTAAAGCAATCAGTCCAAGATCAATCATATCTTCTGGTGGGTTCTTATCATGGATAAGTGAAAACTCTTTCTTTACTTACGATGGTAGGGTTAGAGAACTTAAATCAGATGTCCATGATTTTATCTTTGATAACTTACAACAAAACACTCAACAAGCTACTTTTGGCGCACACAACATTGACTACAACGAAATCTGGTGGTTTTTTCCAGTAGGAGATGTAGATCAGCTAACACCAAACAAATATATAATTTGGAATTACTTAGACAATGTTTGGTCTATTGGTGAACTTGATAGAGGTTGCTGGATAGATCAAGGTGTCTTTGATAATCCAATCGCTTGCGATTCTGGTGGTTTTGTTTATGAACACGATAAAAGAGCTTTATTTAATTCACCTGGATTGGGTACAAGAAAACCTTTTTGTCTTACAGGCCCATTGGAAATAGGCAATGGCGATAAAGTAGCACAAGTAAATCAAATTTTACCTGACGAAGAAACTACAACTTTGCCAGCGATAACTTTAAGTTTTACTGGTCGTTTTACACCATTAGGTGCAGATACAGACTTTGGTAGTTTTTCTTTCAATGCTGATGGTTATACCGATGCTAGATTTTCTGCTAGACAAGTACAAATGAAAATAGAAGGCGATGTTACGCAAGACTTTCAAGTTGGTAAGATTAGACTAGATGTACAACCTAGAGGTCGTAGATGATAGATCCTGCTAGTAAAAGTCAATATATACAAAGAGTAACTAATGCCAAAGTAAGTTTAACTACTACTAATGCAACTACTTTATTTACTGCACCATCTGGTTCAG